CTTGGCGCAGTGAGGTCGCCCTGGTTGCTGGTCAGCACGGTGGCTGCACGCCCCTTGCGGCCGGCCTGCGCGTCCTGTGCCTGTTGAGATTGACGTGCCACGTCCAGCGTTGGAGCTGGAGCTGGCGCGGGAGGAGCTGGAGGAGGAGGAGGAGCAGAAGGACCACCACCGAATAAACCGCCCATAGGATCACCCCATAATGTTGTAGTTGGAGATCGCGGTCGCCTGACGCATGTTCGGACGATCGCGCTTGACGAGTGTCTTGGCTTCACCAGCACCGACCAGCATGTACTGGCCTGCTTCGCACACGTGCGAATACATGCCTTTGTCTGGAACGTCGCGGTATTTCTCTTCACCCGTGACCTGTAGTCGCTTGTAATTGTACCCGCCTGCCATGCCTTTGCGTAAAGTCTTGCATTGCGGATGAATCAACAGGCCAGGCTGGCCATCGATCAGACGCGACAGGCACATGGCCACGCTCTCGCGCCGCTTGGTGTAGTCGTTGGTCGGTGCCGGCCGTGCCTGGACACCAGCCGCCTGCAGGATCTGGAAAGGCGTCGTCTCGTCGGTCTGGGCTCGGCCTTCACCAGCCGGGTCACCGGTGATGGCGGCGAACGTCATGCCGGGGTAGCGCTCGTGCATGGCATTGCGCAGCAGCTCGGCGAAGCGCTTGGCGCCCATGTCCTCGGTCACGAGCTCTGAGTGCCAGCGCCAGCCACCCATGGGTGACTTCTGGCCGAACACGGCCGCCGGCGTCAGACCGAAGTCGATGCCAACATACATGGGCCAGGACGGCACCACGTCGAACTCCTTGCAGTGCACGCTGTCCTTGTACTCGGGATAGATCGGCTTGCCGTCGCGCACGAAGCCGTACTCGCCATGGACGTAGACCTTGACCCAGTCCTCGTCCTTGCCGGCCACCTGGCGCTCGTAGTAGTTCGGCGGCAGGTTCTCTCGGTTCTCGGCCTGCGGTGACAGACCGCTCGGCTGCTTGAAAAAAGCCCAGCCCTCGGGGTGGACCTCTTCGGCCAGCTTGTACCACCAGTGATCGTTGTCGCACGGGTTGGTCGAGGCGATGATGCCGGACCAGGTGCAGCCACCCATGAGCACCGACGGGTAGCGACCGACGCGGCCGGTCAAGCCATCAATCACGGCCTTGGGGATCTCACGCGCTTCGTCGACCCAGGCGCCGGTCAGCTCCATGCCGAGCAGCTTGGCCACGTCGTCAGGGCGATCGAGTGAGACGAAGATCACCTCGATGTCGAGGTCGCCTTCCTGGATGTGATGCATGGGCGGGCCGGTGTCGACCCAGCGGCCGATCGATGTCGGCACCCACTGGTGCCAGGTCTTGATCGTGGTGGTGCGCAGCTCGGGATAGGTGTTGCGAACGACAGCCCAGCGACTGCGTCTCTTGCCGTCAGCTCCGACGCGCTGGTCCTTGGCCTTGCGCAGGATCTCCATGACGCAGACTGTGGACTTGCCGGATCCGAAGGGGCCCATGATGCCGCGGAAGAAGTCGTCGGACAGCATGAAGGCCCGAGAGATCGGGCCAGGCGGCTTGTAGTTGATCTGGGTGGCGGTCAATCGTCACCGCCCATGGCCAGGATCGAGGCGGCCAGGAAGCCGACGCCGGCGCCGAACCAGACGGCGACCATGTGGGTGAGGAAGGAGCACAGGTTCATTCGGCCCGAGCTCCAGCAAGGAAGGTGATCGAGCCAGGCTTGGCGTTCACGACGCGGTGGGCCAGATCGATGTCGACCTCACGCACCACGATGCCAGGCACGCTGCGCTCATAGGCTGGCCGTTCGACGCGGCGAGCCTCACGCTGGGTGTAGTCGTAGGCCACCTCTGGGTTGGGGTTGACCGGCAGCATGTCGTTGCCGTCGACCGCCTTGGCGACCTGCTCCTTGTAGGTAAAGAACATGCCAAGCGCTCGAAACACCAAGGGCACACCCATGCCCATTGCAAAGTATCCAAGGTCTGATGTGGTCATGGTGCAGCCCCCACCATAGGAGCCGGCTCGTAGGTCATCTCGAAGATGTCCGGCTTGCACGGGTAGTGCTCGCCCTTCACGCCGGTGATGATCCAGTCGCCTGGCATCACAGTCATGTCACCCTCAAGCGTGGCGACCTTGCCCCAGCCGCGATGGATGCTGTGCGTCACTTCGGGATGGTCGCCCATCTTGAACCACTGGGTGGCCTCGATCACGACGGGCTTCTTGCGGAATTTCATGCTGCCTCCGGTTTCAGGTCGATGTTGATGGCCAGGCCAACCTGCTTGCCGCCAGATGTGACGTCGACCTTGTCGCCGTACTTCTTGGGGTTCCACTTGGCCAACAGCTTGAGGCGCTGCTCTGCCCGGTTCTTGAGCCAAGTGATGTGGCCACTGTCGCGGTGTTTGCTGCCGCCGTTCTGTGAGAACGTCTCGGCCATCTCTGGCTCGGTGTCGATGATCTCAAGGATCTCGTCGGCAATACAGTCGTGACCGATGTCTCGCGCCTGCGCGAAGCGTTGAGCGAACTCATCATCTTTGGCCATCCACAAGTACACGGTCGAATAGTGGATCCCGTTCTCACGGCACCACTGACGCAGCGTCTGGCCTGTGCTGATCCAGTCGATGATGGCATCGGCTTTGTCCAAGGGTACTGGCTCGGGAGGGCGGCCAATGCGCTTTTCTCCCTGCTCGTTCGGTTTGGTAGTCATGTTGTGAATTCTAATCGTTGATGTGATTTACGCAACAGTCGGGACAATCCACATGCCGTGCTCGCCGTTGTTTCCCAGCTTCCATTGCTGGACCACGTCAGCCTCAAGCGCGGAGCGGGCTTTTTTGCCTCGGGCTTTCTCGACCTTGTCGAGGTAGTCCCAGGCCCAGTTGGAGCCACGCTGGCGGCGTTTGACGATGACGTCTCGCACCTCGCACTGGTGGCGGTAGGTTTCGGACCAAGTGTCGGTCATAGCCTGCCAGCTCCCCGTGACCAGCCCACGCAGTAGCCGAACACCAGGGCCATGATGATGTAGGTCCAGGCCTCCAGCTCGCTCATCGGTAACCCGCCCACAACAGCGCGATGTACAGCATGGCGTAGATGCCGACAGAGTAGACGGGCACTTCGAGGCGCTCGCGCCACCAGGGCAGCGGCTCCATGGTGATGGCCTGGTTGGCTAGGCGCTGCCGCTCGTCGCAGATCTCACACCACAGGTGATCGTCGACGGCGCCTCCCAGCTCCATGAACCCGCGCACGTCCTGGTCGCAAAGGTCGATGCCGCGGCGGCGCAGCACGTTCTCGATGGCTTTGATGTGGTTCGATGTTGGAGTCATTTGGCCTTCTCCACGCAGGACATGCACACCCAGGTGCGACGGCCCAAGACGGAGCGCATGCGGGACCCGAGCGCTGGCTTGGCTTTGTGGCAGAGGCCACAGATACGTGAAATTGCGTGCATGCTTACTCCTTGATGCCGTGGGCGATTTCGACCATGTCGATGATCTCGGACGCTGTGCCGTTTCCATCGCGCCATGCGGCGGCAACTGCCACTCGTTGATCATGAGTCAAAGGTTTGCGTTGCTGCCCAGCCTCGAACCCGAGGTTGTAGGCATTGGTCATGGCGGTGATGGTGTTCTCGTTGACCGCTGCCATGCGCAGGGTCTGGATCAGTTCTTCGAGGGTCATTTTTTTCCTTTGCAATCGTGATAGATGGCCGCCTCGCGGTCGGTGATGTCTGGGAAGATGCGCTCGCACCTGGTGCAGCGGTAGGCCAGGTTGACCACCACGCCGCGGTGGTTGCTGGTGTAGGTCTTGATGATCTCGATCACCTCAGTCCTCCAGCCAGAGCAGGTCGATGAGCGCGCAGCAGATGGCGAAAGACATCATGCGAGATCCCCGGTGATCGACAGCGCGGTGTTGATGATGTGCAGCGGGTAGCGCACGCCGGCGCGCACCGCGTCCAGGATCTGGTGGGCCTTGTCGCGGGTCATGCCTTCATCCTCCCCAGGAGCTCGGCCATCTTGGCCTTGACCTCTGCCGGCGGTGGCGCAGCCCTCTCGCGGTCCTGCTCGATCTTCACGAGAGCTGGATCCCGCTCCTTGCTGCCTGGCACTGTGGTGCGTGCGGCGTCTGCAGGGTTCGCGAATTGCGGCTGCTGGTCCCTGCTGTACCAGTCGGCCTTGAAGCCGGCCCAGCCTCGCTCACAGCAGACGGTGAGGGCTTGCTCCAGGGTGATGCCTGCAGCCACTGCCTCGCGCCTGATGCCCAGGATGGCCAGGTCTGTGACGGCCGCCTTCTTGGCTTTGCGTACCGTTAGGAACGATCCCCAGACCGCTTCACTGACATCCACAGGCTTGGACAGAGCGGAGCTCTTCTTCTTCGTAGAAGAAGATGGTTCTGGTTCTTGGTTCTGGTTAGTTGACGGACGTTGAACGGTCGTTGAACGGTCGTTGAACCGACGTTCAGCAGACGTTCGACCGGCCTTCGATGCGGCCTGCTGTTTCGACTGGAATTTCCTGATCTCGTCGTCGGCGCGGGTGTTGATGTAGCCCGCGTCAGTGCGCTCGAAAAACGTGGTCAGGATGTAGTCCACCGCGGCCGCGTGATCGATCATTCCGATCTGCCGTGCAACGGTCGTTGAACAGTCGTTCAACGGATGTTCGTGGAGGTAGTATTCATCCAGCAGGCGCCGATAGGCCAAGTCCTCCATGAGGGAAAGACCCCTCGTGTGGCTGGCATAGTCGCCAATGTGGAACGGATAGTAGTTCACATAATCCCCAAATAAAAAAAGGATTTCACCTGCGTCCTCACCCTTGCGGATGTTGGCAGACCGGCTCAGTACCGGCAGGACGCATGTGAAACCCCACTGAGAAACGCTGCCAAGCGTTGGGGTTAGTGTATCAGAACTTGCGGACACCCTGCTTGTGCAGGCGACCTGGGCCGCGCTTGGTGTAGCTGCGGCTGCGCATGGGTCGGCCATAGG